GTAATTGGAAGGAAACACTAGAGCAGGTGAAACAGTACATGGGTGACAACAAGAAGAGACCCTCTGATCGAGATGAGAATAAAGACATTAAAAGTATGGGTAGTTGGATAGGACATCAACAAACAAATTATAGGACAAAGACTGGGATTATGAAGAACGAAGAGATCTACAATTTATGGACAGGATTTATTAACGACCCAGAGTACAGTGTATATTTCGACCATATAAGTAATTGGAAGGAAACACTAGAGCAGGTGAAACAGTACATGGGTGACAACAAGAAGAGACCCTCTGATCGAGATGAGAATAAAGACATTAAAAGTATGGGTAGTTGGATAGGGACACAACAAAGAGCTTATAAGAAAAAGACTGGGATTATGGCGAACGAAGAGATCTACAAGTTATGGACAGAATTTACCGCAGACTATCTATCTGGTAATTATAAAAAGAAACAGCCTTCTAAAAAGTGTCAACACAAGTGGAAATTTATATATGATGATGATAGATACAACTACAAAGAGTGCGAATCTTGTGGGAGAAAGAGTAAGGAGAGCCGTCTAGCCACAATTGCAGGGTATAACGATCCGAATCCTCAGAAAAAAAAGGAAATTAATAAGTGGTTGTCGGAAAATAGGTATATAAGGGGTAAAGCGGTTGTTTTGGATGCTAAGGGATTAAAGACCAGTCGAGAGTTGGTCGGATCTGGAGAGTTCAAGTCTTCTGATATTATTATACCGGAATATGATGCTGACACGTACGAGGAGAATAGAAAGGATAGAGAGTTTGGACTGTGTGTGAAAAACGGTGATTATTTGGAGATCCTGAAAGGGGTTAAGCCAAACGAATTGAGTCTCGTCTACGCAGATTTTACAGGTAGTTATGAAAAGTGGGTGAAGCCTTTGCTTGGCTATCTAGCGGGTGTTAAGAGTGAGTTGAGGTCTGGTTTAATATTCGGGGTAACGTGGAGTGATAACGGAGTGGGTACTACCAGTGTCAGATCCAGAATATCAAGGGATATGGGGAAGTACTCGAGCGTGTTGGATTTGGAAGAGATGGAAGGGTCTCCAACAGAGAATGGGTACGGAAAGGGTGGAAATATGAATGTGATTTTTTATAAGAGAGTGTAGACACACACCTTGTCTTTAAAAAGGAGTGGGAGACACACACACACACACACACATGTGCCCCCTATATTGTACAGTTTCGTTTGGGTGAAAGAAATTATATTTTTAATTATATTAACACATATTTAGTATTCCACATATATAGTATATAATTTCTTTCAACCCAAACGAAACTATCCTTTTATATATATATATATGATCGACTATAAGGTGTTTAAGTATGGCGATGGAGGGGTCAGTGACTTTGGGTGGGGATGTTCCTACAGGAATATCCAGACCATAGTGTCCTGTTACCACAAGGACTCTCTAACCCCCCCTCCCACCATAGAAGAACTCTTGGAATTCTTTCAGAAGAATATCCATTCGCCCCTAAAAACGGATATATGGATAGAACCTTACCATATTGGGTTCTATCTGGATTCTATGGGTATATCGGGATCATCCTCCCATCTACTGTATATCGCAAATAGGGGAGACCCTTCATCTGTTGTTAAGAAAACGGATCCTTCTTTTTATGAAGGAAAGACAACTACAGACTTTCGATACGTAATGGATAAGATAAAGATTCATTTTACTCACAGCGAACTACCGATCATCATAGACGATGGGGTTTACTCTTTCTGTCTTGTCTTGGCTGGTCCAGTAGTCATCCTACTGGACCCCCACCCACCCAAAAACAATATCAGAGAAGTGTCTGAGGACTTTATAAAAACCAGGGACTGGATGATTTATATACCCTAAACCAAGGTGCCCCTCTTGTGTGTGTGTACGTGTGTGTGCGTGTGTGTGTGTGACAACAATAGAGTAAACAAAAAAATTTGACTGCTACTTTAGTGTGTCTAGACATATATACACAGATAACATTTTATTCAATGCTAGATCTGACCGTTGAAAATATCAGGTGCTGGACGGGCTCCCATACCTTTAAATTCGAGAGTAAATTCGTGTTGCTTTCTGGAATGTCTGGTAAAGGTAAATCTAGTCTCCTAGAGGCGATCGTGTTCTGTCTGTACGGTAAAGGCAACAAGATCATAACCCACGGTCTGAAAACATGTAAAGTGACTATGGTATACAGTAGTGGAAATACGGGTAGTATCACAATAGTGAGGAGTAAAGGCCCCAATAGGGTAGTGGTGGATGGTAAATACGAAGATATAGATGCCGAGAAATTAATAGGCGAAAAGTTTGGAACCTATCGTGAGTTTATGCTATCCAGTTACATCCAACAGAAATCTAAAAACTCCTTCCTGTCCATGTCACCCACAGACAAGCTGGAATTCCTAGAGGGTCTGATGTTGACAGGCTGTGACGTAGATGTCTATAAAAACAATCTAAAACTGAAGGTAAAGGGGCTCAACATGGGTCTGTGTAAAACCCAAGGGGAAATCCAGGCTCTAAACAGTATTATTGATAGTACCCAACTACCAGTTCACGTCGACTGTCCTTTTAAAAAAATGACCATAGAGGAGGCTGAGAGTAAGCAGCAAAAAAAACTACAAAAGGGTAGAGATGGTATCCAACAGCTGGAGCAGAAAATATCTCTGCTCAACAACCAGATACACGACACTGAGATACTGAATACTTCTGTTTCGCACTATGAAGACCAACTCCAAGACATCCGGAAATGTAGGGAGGAGGACCAGGGTAGACATGATGATATATCTGGGGTATTTATAGGTGAGGCTGAGTATGGTAGGGTAAAAAAGGAATATATGCATATTTTACAATTCGAAGAGTATATAGCAGAGAAGGACAAGTATGACAACCTGTGCAGAGAATGGGCTGTTATTCTTGGCGACCACGTACAGACATTGGAAACTAATATACAAGAGAGTCGAGTGTCTCTAGATGAAATGGGGGACATATCCGTCCGAACTATACCTATCCAGGGGGAGGTGTACAGTCTTACTCTAGATGAACTTACCACCTGTTGTAGATTATACAAGGGTTTATACAAGGAACTGTCAGCCAGCCCTGAATTCGACCCCACTAAAGGTGACCCCAAAGATGAACTATCTACCCTGAGATCCCGTAGGGATGCTATGAAAAAGGATCTCCATAAAAAGGAGATCGAATTGAAAATGAGTTGTGATGTGTACAGTTGCCCTGAATGCAGCGCTAAACTCCTTTTTAAGGATAATAAACTAACTACCTCTACAGATACTTCTACGGATATAAACAGTTTAACCAGAGTGGTAAAGAAGAGTAGGAAGGCTATGGCGATCATCGACAGGGAGATAGAACAGACTAAGAGTTTTATCACCATGTACGGTAGTGTAGATCACACGACTCGACAGTTTCGTGAAATAATCGAAGGATTTACCCCTGCCTATGACCTTGATACCCTGAAAAAGGAATTGATGTCCTGTAGGAAAAATAGAGATCAGTTTATAGAAGATCAGCAGACTACCCGTCGCCTAAAAGTAGATATTAACGGTATGGAAGAGGCCCTAACAAATACGAATAACAAAGTATTCTCTGGTACAATTGGTACGGTCTATAAGAATTTACTACGTCAACAGAAAAAGATGGATAGTCTGTCTAGTTCTGAGGATGCTATTCTAGATATTGATACAGAAGGGAAGACCAGAATGAGAGAGAGTATCGCCACTGCTGAAAAACAGATTGGCGAGCTTAAAGTGCTCCAGGACAGAATAGAAGGGTACGACCACCAGGTAGTAAACATATCCAGTAGAATAGACTCCCTCCTTCAAGATTACAGAACTAAATACTCCAAACTTGTAAAACTCCCTACCCTCAGAACCAGGGTAGAAAAAAATATAGAGTCACAACATATAATGGAGCAGGAATGCTGTGGATACCAAAAAAACATCGATAGTATCGCAGAGTATAAGCAGTACATGCTTGATATGGGTAAGATAGAGGAGTGGAAAAGTACCTTAGACAAACTCCAACAACAGGAAAAGGATTGTGTGTCTAGTATAAAAACGGGGGAGATCCTCAAGGATAAGATAGTAGAGGCAGAATCTATAGCAGTCACTAACCTAATCGTATCTATCAATTCCAACGTCAGAGATTATCTTGACGCTTTTTTCGAGGACGACCCTATAGAAGTCGAAATACATTCCTTTAAAGATGTCAAACACCACAAGAAACCCCAGATTAATATAAAGGTTGGTTATAAGGGTATGGACTGCGATATAAATTCACTGAGTGGGGGGGAATACGATAGGGTTCAGTTAGCGTTTACGATGGCAATATCGGATATGGTTAACGCTCCTCTACTTCTACTGGATGAAAGTATATCAAGCCTTGATGAAAAGACGAGTGAAAAGATCCTTCACGATATACATGCGAACCATTGTAGAGCGGACAGGGTCATCATCAACGTAGCCCACCAGGTCTGTTCTGGGTCATTCGACGAAATAATCCCCATAGGTTAACTTTACACACGCACACACACCACACATATTTTTTTTTATTTGTCAACCAAATAAAAAAAAAAATTAATATTATTGATACATACATACATACAATCTGGTTCAGTGATGGACGGGCAACTTTATGAAATTCACATCAAATATAACAAAGACATTGAATTTATAGAATCCACATTGGTAGAGGAGTTTGATAAAAGTAAACAAGATGTTATCGAGTACCTAGATGAAACCTTACCTGACTATATAGAAAATATATCCAAAGACGATCTTTTAGCTGATATAAGTAAGATATTGAATATACCTCTGAACGCTTACCTTTTTGGAAGTGAAGATGAAGCAGATGAAGTAAAAGAGGTGGGAAAATCTGATGAAGAAGAAGATGAGGCAGACGAAGCCGACGATGAAGATGAAGAAGATGAGGCAGACGAAGCCGACGATGAAGAAGAAGAAGATGAGGCAGACGAAGCAGACGAAGAAGATGAAGAAGATGAGGCAGACGAAGAAGATGAAGAAGATGAGGCAGACGAAGCCGACGAAGCAGACGAAGCAGAAGAAGCAGAAGAAGCAGACGAAGCGGACGAAGAAGATGAGGCAGACGAAGGTAGTGACCTAATAGAAAAGGAAATAGGGGCCATAGCTGTATATTATAACGATCATCTAAGAGTGATGAGAGATATACTGAGCAGACATAATATTGCTCCACCAGGCGAATTGGCTTCAAAATACCACTACAATAAGGTTGGAGGGTTGACTAAAAAAGAGGTTAAAAAGATTAGAAAGGAACTGAAACAAAGGGCTAAACGTGTTTTAACTAAGTGTTTAAAGAACCTGCCTAACAATATAGATGTCAAGGTCGCAGAAGAGTTGAAACAAGTTTCTGCTAATGTACTGGATATACTCAGACAGGGTATAGACAATTGTAATGATATGTTCAACTGTATAAAAGATAAACATGTGTGCAACTTGGATAGATTTGTCTGTGTACCAGAGATTGGTAATAAGTATATAGAAACATTCGATGTAAAAATGGATAAGTGGACTAAAGTATATGGCAGTTTAGAGTTATTATATATAATTTGTGAATTATATGATTCTTCTCCACAATTGGATTCTGAACATATAAAAGTCCCTCCTGATATAAATATCAACAGCCTGAAAGGGCGCCAGGATCTGAAAGATGTTGTTACCAAAATTATAGAGGGTGAAAAATCACCCACCCCCTTTAATTCAATACCCTCTTTACACCAACCCCTACCCTCTCGATCAGATGATCTATATATGGATATTCTATTGAACACTGAGCAGAAAAAACCAACCCCAAACCCTTCGAAAAGATGGTCCAATAGCAACACAAATAATTTCCCTGACATATAGACGGATATGTATATATCTATCAGTAATAGTAGGTGTATATTATAAAGGGTGTGTATATACACCTAAAATATATATATATATATATATATATATATATATATATATATATATATTAAGTATAT